TTTTACACCTAATTCAATTTCAGTAATTGGAACAAAGCCTTCAAGTTGTCCTTCTGGTCAACAATTATTAGAAGGATTATGTTATAATTGTCCTGAAGGACATATTGTGTCTGCCCCAGGAATTTGTTCTATTAAAAGTCAAACAATTATTAAACAAGGTTTTGAAGATTTAGAAGGTTTTGAATCAGTTGCATTTAATGATTTTATCAAAGCAAACCCTACTTTATCATTTGTTTTATTTATCATAATATTTTTTATAATAGCATTTTTGGTATTTTTTGCACGCTCTGCTTCTTTCGCATCATTATCCTAATTAAAATGGTGACACTATTTTTTAGAGCAACTAAATTTTAATTTCTAGATAACATTAATGTTTTTACCTAGAAATGAAAAAAGAATTTTTGAAAATAATATATTAGAAAATGGAATAAAAACAATATATGTTCAAGATAAATTAACTGATAAGACAGAGATTAGTGTTTGTGTTAATATTGGCTCTTTAGCTAATCCAAAAGAATATCAAGGTTTAGCGCATTTTCTAGAACACATGTTATTTTTAGGTTCAAAGAAATATCCTAAAGAAGATTATTATGAAAAAGTAGTTAAACAATATGGTGGTTCTTTTAATGCATTTACCGATAGTTTTGAAACTGTTTATTATTTTTCAGCCTTTAATACTGGGATTAATGTTATTATGGATGTTTTTTCTAGATTTTTCATTGACCCTTTATTTAATGAAGATTCAGTAAATAGAGAAATTAAAGCAGTTAATAGTGAACATGAAAAGAATATTACTGACGATAATTGGAGACAATTTCAATTAATAAAAAATGTTGCGATTAAAAAACACCCATATAATACATTTCCAACGGGTAGTTTACCTAGTTTAAAAAAGGAAGGATTGAGAGAAAGAATGATAAAGTTTTGGCAGGATAATTATGTGAGTGAAAATATAAATATTTGTATTATTTCTAATTTAGATATTGATAAACAGAAGAAAATGATTCAAGATACTTTTGGATTAATTCCTATGAAGAAAGCAAATAAATTTGTATTACCTAAGCCAATTTATAGTAATTTCAATACTACTTATCAAATGAGATCTTTAGCAGATATTCAAAAGTTAAATTATTATTGGGAAGTTCCAAATACTAAAGAATATAGATACAATAAGTTATTTAATGTATTAGGTGATATTCTTGTTAATTATAGTAAAGATAGTTTAGCAAATCATTTAAAAATGAAAGGCTACATTGAAACCGTTACTTATAGTTATAATGAATCAGAAGGAACTTTTCAATTACAATTTTCATTAACAAAGATTGGTCTTAAACAGTTAGAGTATATTGATGGAACTTTAAAATATGCATTAGATAAAATATTTAAAAGTGATTGGAATGGTATTTTGAAATATTATTCAGATATTTATGATATAAACTTTAAAAATTTAGGGAAAACAGGTAATTTAGAATTATCAACTATGTTAGCAATTAATACATCTTATTATCCATTACAAGAAGTATATTCTGGTGCATTTTTGATTAAAAATTTTGAGAAAGATCCTGTTCAAAAAATACAATCTTATTTTGATAAAAATTTTAAAGTTTTAATCACTAATCAAGAAATTAAAAAACCAATAATAGATAAGAATTATAATACTGAATATTGTGTAATACCAGAAATAAGTTCAAAACCAGTAGCATTTCAATTTAGAATAAATTTATATAATCCTTTCCTTGATTCTAATCCTAAAGTAATTAAAAATTTAAGTTGTGAAAAACCAGAATTAATAAGAGAAAAAACTTGGTATGGTGGTTGTAGTAAATTTAATGAATCAATTATTAAAGGGGCATATATTTTTAGTAGTAATTCATTTTTTAATAATGAAAGAAATTTTGTATTAACTATTATAGCGATAGATTGTATTAATTTTTATTTTAATCAAGAGTTATTTAATATTTCGTCTTTGAGTTACGATGTAAATATTTTTTCAAAAAGTTATTATAATTCTATTATTTTAGATTTTGATTGCCCTAACGACCCTAGTAAATTTATTGAATTTGTTGACTTGTCTATTAAAATGTTATTTAATCTAAAGATACCTAATCAAATTATAAAATCTAAAATAGAAACAAATAAAGAAGAAATTAAAAATTCAACTAAATTAAATCCTTCTGAATATTCTGAATATTATTTTTCTAAAATGATTAAGAGTAATAGTTATCCAGATAATAAGTTACTAGCTGAATTACAAAAAGTAACTGTAGATGATGTTCAAAAGTATTTATCAGAATTCTTAAAGAATTCAACTTTAACTTCTTATTTTTATGGAAATTTAATAAGAGAATCCATACCTTATGTTTTATTATTAAGTAAATATTATTTTAATCCTCCAGTAAACTATCCTTGTAACAGAAAAGTTAAAAGTATTAATATTAAACATCCTAATAAAGAGGAAAAGAGTAATTGTGTAACAATTTATTATCCCATCGGTACCTTTGTGCCATTAATTTGGTTACACGGTTTTATGACTGAATTAATATTAGAATCAACTTTTTACACCGTATTAAGAACAAAAAAACAATTAGGTTATTTAGTTCATTTGAATTTGACTAACTTTGGAGAAGAACACTTTTTAATTCAAAAAATACAATCTGAGAAAAAGTGTGAAGAAGTCGCAAAAGAAATAAATGCTTTTAATACTACTATTCTTCAATTAATTAAAGAAGCTAAATTAGATGAATATAAAACTTCAGTAGAAAATCAATTAAAACAAAAAGAAACAACATTATCACAAGTATATAATAAATATTTTTCAGAAATATTATCAAGAAAATATTTATTTGATAGAAAGAAAATAATTTTAGAAAAGTTACCACAAGTAACTACTAATTCATTATTAGATTTTGCTAAAAAGTATATGTTAGAAAATAAGAATAAAATTGATTTTTATTTAAATAGTAATTAACTTTTAATATAACAATGACTCTTATCGGATATAAAAAATGTCAACCTAGTAAAGACCATATTACTAGAGTAATTGGTATATTTGAAATATTAAATGAATCCAAAATTGCACCACAAGTAGATAGTGATTATGGTCTTTATCGAGTTAACAAGTGCAAATTAATAGGTGTAGAAGATTTAAATGGTACTCCATTAGATATTGATACATTGGAACCAGTTAGATTTATTAACAATGATTCAAATGTAGTATTCAAATTAAATGAGGTAACTTCAGTTACTAGTTTTGACGATTCTCAAAATATTATTGGAGATGGTATTTTGATGTTTTTAAATAAATTGAGAGCTTCATATTATTTACTAGAGTATCGTGATAATGGTCCATTAATAAAGTGGAGAGACAATGGAATTATTTATTGTGAAGAAAATTACATTAATAGAAAAAAAAATGGAATCTGGAAATATTATCATAAGAATGGTAATATTAAAAGAGAATGTGATTATAATGATAATCGTTTAACTAATATAGAAAAGATTTATGACATAAATGGTAATTTAAAAGAAACTAAGAATCATATTATAAATTATCCTGAATATATATATAAAACCTAATTTTTACATTTTAATTTATATTCATCATCTGGATATACATTTCTATGATAAAACAGTTGACAATCAACTGCTACTTCTTTTAATGATGTTTCAAATGCACCAATTAATTTACTTTTTTGTTTTGCCATTGACCAAATTGTTTGGTCTGCAGTTACTATTCCAGATTTAGTAGCCAAGTATAAAAATACTTCAACATTCCTATCTTTCTTTGGTAAATCTTTATGAGAACAAAATCTTATAGCTCTTCCTATAATTTGAAGAACACGGGACATATTCCAATAAGGTTCTAAAATATGGACTTGTCTGACTCTTTTAAATGAAACACCTTCTTTAACGGAAGGAGAACCTATCATCATATTTATTTTAGAACCATCATTATTTTCCTTTTGATTAAATATATATTTAATCTCTTCTTTCATCTCTCTCTTTTCATCACCAGTCCAAAGAGCATATCTGAGAGGGCCTTCGCCAAACACTTTATAATTTTTATATCCATGATATTCAATAAATTTAATAAATGATTTAATACCTCCTAAATCTTTAAAGTTAGAATAGACAAAAACAGGACCGTCTGATTGTTTAATCTTTTTAAATATTTTGTAAAATTTAATTGAATAGTTATGAATGTTTTGTAATTGTAAATGTTCATTTTTTAAACTAGCAAAACCTAATTCTCCAATTCTTTTATTAGGAAATGCTATATTAGAGATAACCCTAGGTCCTAAGAAAAAATTAAGAGGTAAATTTAATATGTCAACATTTCTAAAAGCTCCTTTAACAATATCTCCTTCTGTAGATAATGCTGATAAATAAGATTTATATTGAAAATCAGACATTTGACATTTTACCACTTTGAATAATTGTTCAGGATATGTAAAAGGTGGTGCTCCTCTGAAATAAGAGATTAAGTTTTTGGATAGAGAATTAAATTTATCTAAGTTTTTAGTTTCATACATTGAACCTTTTCTTTTTAAAAACTTTTTATCAAAATCTAATCCAATAGGAAATTCAACTTTAGGTTTTAGCAAGTTTAATGTTAAACCAATTTCACTAGGTTTATCAAACATTGGTGTTGCACTTAGAATAAGTATTTTTAATGAATCAGCTGATTTGTCTATACTCTTTTTTAATGTGTTATAAAATGTACCAGTTAAAGAAACCATATTTTGAACTTCATCAATAATTAATAAAGTGTCGTCCAGTTTAATTTTATTCTTTTTAGTTAATTCAATAAACTTATGATAAGAATAAATGGTATAATATTTTTTTATTCTTTTGTCTGATTTTTGTATGATAGTTTTATATTCAGAATCATCTGGTTTTAACTTTAATAATTTCTGTCTATCTCCTTTAGATAAATATTCTTCTCCTGGACAGGGTGACCTTAATTCATCAACAAAATTACCGATTAAAGAAGCAGGTAGTACCACAATTATATTTAACTTTTTCTTCATTTTTTCAGCAACGGAAATTGCAGCACAGGTTTTTCCCGCTCCAATTTGATGGTAAACTAACATTCCAGGGGGTGCATCTTTAGAAGAAAAGTAATCTGCTATAAATTCTTGTTGGGGTTGTAATTTAAATTTAGTTGGATTACAAAAATCATCTATTGTTTCTTTCCTTGGTTTTATTTCATATTTTTTATATTTTTTTGTTATTTCTGCCATATTATTAAACTTGATATAAAAATTGAATTATATATTAATTTATTATATATACAATCTAGTATGAGTTCCATAACTAATAACGCATCATTAATTATGAATAACATTTGGGAATCCTTTGATAAATCAAGTTTACACAATTTTGATTTTTCACATTTCAATGCTGTTTCTAATTCAGAAATAGTTACAATTATTAATAAAATTTGTGCAGAAAAGATTAGAGCAACTAACAAAACAACTGTAAAGTTAAATTATAAATATTCATATTATAGTTCCTTAATTATATTCTTGGTAAATATTGTTAAAAAATATTTGATAAATGAAATATTGGATTTATATCCCTTGTTAGTAGTAATAACTAAATCTAATAAGGGTCATAAGTTATTAGATGAATTAAAACCGATGATTGAAGTTAATAAAATGAATACTGAATATGTTCATTATATAATGAGTTTGGCAGCAAATAAAGGAACTATCAAAACATTTCTTTTTTGGAAAGAAATGAATAATGTTAAAAATATCTTTGACGACGAGTCAAGGTATATTTTTAATAACAGTATTAAGAATCCAGATGACCGTATTTTCTTATGGTTTTTAGAACAGCTTAAACTTAATAAAAAAGATGATTATTTTGAGCAAATAGAAGTAAGAAATTCTTTACTGCGTTCTCTTTTACTTTCCACTGTTCCTAAAAAATATATGTTAAAAAGAATAAAGATTTTATCTGAAGTGTGTG